AAATGGCAGGTAGTTTATACATTTCTGCCTTGGGGTCAACCCCCCAACTCTTTGCAGCTTCATATAAATTTGTTTCACTTTTTGTTTTTCCAGTGTATCTTTTACTGCAGTTGTTTAAGTCATAACGCATTTGATTTTCATCAACAAGGGCCGATGCAATCATCGTGTCCACTATTTTACCGTTGACACTTAAACCTAATGCTCTGATCCAACAAACGTCATACATGGCGTTATGAAATATTTTTGTGGCTGATGTATTCAATAAATCTTGAAACCATTTTAAAACTTTTTTACGATCCATATTACCACCACCTTCATGTGCGATAGGATAATAACCTGACCATCCATGTACAGCTACAGCTATCCCGGTAACATCTCCTCTACCAGTAACTGAACCTGATCCCATTTTCATTAAATCTGGATCTTTAGTTTCTAAGTCAATTGCTATCTCTTCATATTTTGATAGATCTGGAAAATTTTCTGGTGGTAGCCACTCTGTTTGTGGCGAAAATAAAGGTTTTTGTGTCATTTAGTAATTATCCCCCATGAGTTATCTTTATCTTGTGGTTTATTTTCTTTTGGTTTTGGTTCATCAGGATAATCACGATCAATTGCCATTTGGCAATAATGAATTGCTTTCTCCAAATCTTGCTTTTGTCCTTTCTGCTTGTGTCTGCATAAATATTTTATAGCGTTTCCTTCTGCAAAGGGCAAGTTATTTTTATTTATAAATTCGGATGGCTGTATGACCATCGAAGAATAATGCGATCCCCCAATTTGTTTTTTATAAACATCACTCATAGTATAAATCCTTTGTTATATTGTTTTGGTTCTATAATATGTAAATTTTCTTTTGTTCTAGTTGCACCCACATAAAATAATCTGTTTTCGTCATCTGCATTTTTTTCATAAGTTTCCATAGTTGTTTTAGTAAGATCAGTTAAAAGAACTACGTTTTGTGATTCACCACCTTTAGCTGCATGTATAGTTGATAATTCTATTCTTGGCTTTTTATTTAATTGTTCACCATTTGCTCTCATTTTTCTTAGGTATTCTACTCTTCTTGTCCCCGCATCGTTTAATGATTCATACCAAACTTTTTTAGTTTTTAATCCATAATCTTTTGTAAGTTGATCTATTCCAAAAAAAGAACCTTTAGTCATACCTTTTATTTTTTCTTTTTCCCAGTTATCTGGTCCCATGTATTTAGATATTTTTTCAATTTGTTTAAAAGATAATAGTTGTCCTTGTCTTAAATGCTCCCAATCCGTAGCTGCTTCTTGTAAATCTTTTTCATAATTTCTTTTGTTTTTAGTTTCATAATATAAACCTTTACGGTACAAAGTATCTTCTACTTCTTTCAACATATGTTTAGTTCTAGCTAATACTAACCATTCCCCTTTTGACATGTCAACTGAATCAACATCAAAATGTCTATGTAAACTTCCTTCATTAGTTTTAGGTTGCCAAGTTTTATCTATTCTATTTCTAATTTTATTTATAATACCCATAGCAAGTTTATGAACTTTCATAGGTATTCTATGTGATTGTATTAATGGAAGGTTAATCATTTGATCTTTAAGTGCTATAAAAGAATCCACATCAGCACCAGCCCATTTAAATATTGCCTGATCATCATCACCTGCAATAAAAGTATCTTCTGTTTTATTCCAAATAGTTTTTGTCATATCCCATTGCATTAAAGATAAGTCCTGTGCTTCATCAATAAACACAACATCAAAGTTTGGGGATTTATCTGACTTTATAAATTCTAAAATCATGTCATTAAAATCTATTAAAGCATATTCTTTTTTATATCTTTTTAATTCGTTATAAATAATATGTAATTTATCTAACTCTAAATCCTGAGTGTGTTCTTGTTTATTATATTGTTGTTCAGGTGTAATATTTCTTAGTTGTGCTAGTTGTATGATTTGTAGGTATTCACTATCAGAAGTAAATATACCATGATCTTCTTGGTGTTCTGCATAAGATACTGGAAATCCTAATTTTTTTCCAAGATCTTTATAGTGTCTTGGTTGCATAACTTGATCTTTTTTTAATCCTAATTTTCTAAATGCTAATGAGTGTAAAGTTCTAAAGTATGGAAGATCATCCTCTGTATAATTAAATTGCTTCATCGCTCTGTCTCTAGCCTCGTATGCAGCTTTTTGAGTAAATGCAAAGTAACCTATTTTATCTGGATCAGTTTCTTTTAAATAACTATCTACTTTATTTAATAAAGTAGTTGTTTTACCTGTGCCAGGTGGTCCTAATACTATAGTTTTCATTTAATTTGTACTTCTGAATCTGTTTCAATCCAAACTCTAGCACCACAACTTAATGGTTTATCAGGACTATATATAATTTTACTAGGTCCTAGTATTTCAACTTCATGTCCATAATCATTAGACTTAGAAGTCTTAACAGTAATCACTGGTTTATTCGTCCCGTGCTTCTTGTTGTGACGAATGTGATGCATGTTAACGTGTATTCTCTTTTTCAAAATATATCCTTTGGTTTTAATTCTTTTTGAACGTAATCATCTTTTTTCTTATCAAATTGTTTTACTGTAAAAACAGAAGTTCTTTCTTTTCCTACTCTTTTTTTATCATCACAATTACAATGATCTTTTAACATTTGTGCTGTACGTTGATAATTTATTTCCCATCTTTGTCTAACTAAAAATTTGCTATAAAACATACTAAAAACAAAATGATGATATCCATCATTAGTCCAAACCCCACCTTTTTTAAGATCTGTAACGTCTGATCCAATGTGTCTGTTTAAACAAAACTCTTCTAAATGATTTTTTAATTGATCATGTGTTGTTACACCTTCTGGTGGTTCAACAGGTTCGTGGTTCTTCATCAATGGGTTTATAATCATGTCCCAGTCTTTTGGTTTAACTGTTGGTGGTTTAAAATCTAATTGTTCCATACATGCTTCTTGGAATAAACTTTGTTGTTTTAAATATTTTACATTTTCTAAATGTAATCTTTCACCATCTACATTTAAATAATAATATGGTTTTTCTAATTTAATTTTTTGTAAATCAGTTAATGCAGGAAATACTATTTCTTCTCCTATTCCATACTTTCTAGTTTTACATAATTTTTTATCACATAAATTACACATAGGAGTGTCATTACATTTATATCCCCAATCTTTTTTATCGTGTTGTTTTTTAATTATATCTACTTCTGATTCACTTAATGGAGATTGTGATGCAGATATATTAAACATAGTAAGTCTACTTTTCCATTCTGATGGCCATTTCTTTTTAGCATATACTCCATAATGAAATATTGCATTATTTCTACCACCTTCTGGTATTTTATTTATAGACATAAGTTCTATGCACGGAGGCCCATCAGAAAATTCTGATTGAGGCCTCTGTACTTTTACGAGACCAACATCTAGTTGTTTTACATTATTAATGATCCCATAAAATTCTTCTAAACTTGCTGCACTACCATCTTCTTTAAATGCATATCTTGTTGTGTTGTCACCATTAAAGTATGGTAAATTTAAAAAATTTCCTGTGTCGTCCTGTGATTTTAATTTAATTTGTTTTGGAAAAACTTCTGATCCGCCGTATCCTAGTAGTGTTTTTATTTCTGTAAGTTTGTCTCTCATTCTTTCTGCGTTTACAGGTTTCTCTAAAAACAGAAACACATGGGCGCCTCCGCTCTTTGACCTACATACTACTAGTGGTAAATTAAATTGTTTTATTTTATCTATTAATTTTTTGTGATCAAATCCTGCGTATGAATCTATGTCTACACATCCCCATACACATTCATTGTCATCGTTAATTGGAATTATTCCTAAACTTTGTGTGCCTTGTAAATGTTTTGTCCAAAGTTCATCTGTAACTGGTTCTCTTACTACAAAAGATTGTCCTTTAACTTTTTCTCCGTTATTGTTTGCAGGACCAACTTTAGTGCAACCATGTGCACGTTCTAAACCTTTAAATATATTTTTAAATTTCTCTATCATAAATTGTCTTGGGCGTTTCCACTCTCGCTTCCACGCCCAATCCTAGGAATCTAACTTACGTTAGATGATTAATATGGAGAATCTGTTTTTGATTCATCAGATCCGTGTTTAATTTGCACTTCACCTTTGCCTAATCTTTCAGCAAAGCTTTTTGCAATGTTGTAAACACCCTTATCTGATATAGGACCAACTTTAGTTACTTCCCATCCAAACCATGTTCCTTTGTCATTAGACATTTGAACAGTTTTTAGATTGTAAATGTGGCTGTATGTTGGCGGAGTGAATAATCCATTTTTACCATTTAGTTTAATACCCATCATGATTGAATTCCATTTTCTACTAATTTTTAATTGAGTAGCTTTCATAGAAATTAAAGCAGTTGATGGATTATCACCTAAAAGAACTACAAAATGATTTGCAGTATTTTCTAGATAATTACCATTTGGTAGACGATCTTTAAAAGATTTATCTCTAGTAGTTGTACTCACAATATCGCTATCTGCGTTGTGAATTGCTACTGGAGAACCTTTTCCTTCGCCCCTGTCTTGCCATTCTACGTATTTTCTTTCATAAAATACTGGCAATACATTTATTCCTTTACTACCATCAAAAATTTCGTTTGTGACAGTGTTAAGGATCATGCCTGGTTCTGCACCTTCGACATATTTACCATCTCTTTTATTTACTTCTGGAGATAGTTGTCCTAAGACTTTCAGAAATGGTAATGCAAGATCATCTTGCGTCATATTCTGAGAGCCAGCATTTGCATCAGCCTCGAATAAATTCGTAGACAATGCACCTGCATTTTCTCTTTTAGCTATGTTTGTTTCTTGGTTCATAGTTATTGTTTCCTTTTTATTGTTGTTTTATTTCCAACAAATATGTTGAAAAGTTCCGTTGGCATGTCTTTACCTGCCTCTATACGTTCACGGACTAACGCTTTAAGAGTCATGGGCTCAACCTTCAACTTTTGTGTCGGCTGAAACCCACGCTCTTGTGCAAGAACAGCATAATCAGCTGCCTTGTTATCTTCGTTGCGACCAAAAGATACGGATATCTCGTTTTTGATTATATCTCCTAGTCCATTTTCACGAAGCCATTTAAATGCCGCTTCTTTATTAGCTACAGTAATTGTAGCACTATAATGCGGCTTAACATCTACTGAAGACCCATCCATAAGTTTTAAATGAGATAAACCCATTTCACTCATCATGGTTGGAATAACTTCTCCAGATACATGTTCAATTTGTTTTTTCTTTTCTTTCAATGCCTCTTCTTGAATTTCAAGTTGTTTTTGCATTGACTCTAATCTTTCAACTTGATCAGCCAAAGATTGTATGTTGCCAGTTTTTTTAATGACCTCCTGTTGGTCCTTTTCAAAATCAATCATCTAATTCTCCTTTCTCATATAAATTAATTGATATGGGATAATATTTTCTTTCTTGTTTATCCCACTTTAGTAGATTGTATTTTCCATTTGTAATATCAGAAACTATAGAACATGCTACACCTATTATTGCAGGATCTCCTGTTAATAATAAATAATCTTCTTCATTAAAATCCTTTAAAGCTTTTCTTAATTTAAAAATTAAAGGACCTGGTGAAAAAATTATTTGTGAAAATTCAGGTAATAAAAATTTAAATTTTCCGTACTCAGAAGCGCCTATAATATTAATTTTAGGGTTCCCTGATTGTGTCCCTGCAATTTCTTGTACAACATAAACTATTTTTTCTTTCATGTCTTGACATATAGTTCAAGATAGATTAAATGTCAACCCATAGAAAGAAGAAAATTATGAAATATAAATTTAAAACAAAACCTTATAAGCATCAATTGACTGCTTTAGAAAAGTCATGGAATAGAGAAACTTTTGCTTATTTTATGGAAATGGGTACAGGTAAAACTAAAGTATTAATAGATAACCTTGCCATGTTGTATGATAAAGGCAAAATAGATAGCGCTTTAATTGTGGCACCTAAAGGTGTTATTAAAACATGGTACGAGCAAGAAATACCAACTCATTTACCAGATCATATAGAAAATGTGACCGTTTTGTGGCAATCAAATATTACTAAAAAACAAAAAGAAAAGTTAGACACTTTGTTTGAAACAAGTGGAGATCTTCACATATTAATAATGAATGTAGAAGCGTTTAGCACAGAAAAAGGAGTTAAATATGCTGAGAGTTTTTTAAACTCTCATCGATGTTTAATGGCGGTCGATGAATCAACAACTATTAAAACGCCAACGGCAAAAAGAACTAAAAACATTATTTCTATTGGAAGTAAGGCCCGATACAGAAGAATACTTACAGGTTCTCCTGTCACAAAAAACCCATTAGATTTATATAGTCAATGTTATTTTTTAGATCCTTTTAATTTAGAACATGAATCTTATTATTCTTTTAGAATGAGATATGCTACTATGAAAAAAATAAATGTACGTGGAAGATCAATACAAATTGTGAGTGGATTTAAACATTTAGGAGAATTATCTGATAAATTAAAACCTTTTTCTTATAGAGTTCTAAAAGAAGATTGTTTAGATTTACCAGAAAAAAATTGGACTAAAAGACAAATTACTTTATCTGCAGATCAAAGAAAAATTTACACTCAAATGAAAGAAACAGCATTAGCACACCTAAATGGTAAAGTAACATCTACTATGACTGTTTTAACCCAATTAATGAGATTGCACCAAATTACATGTGGTCACTTCACTGCCGATGATGGCACTACACAAGAAATATCTAATAATAGAATTAGTGAATTAATGAACGTTTTAGACGAATTAGAAGGAAAAGCCATAATTTGGGCAAACTACCAACACGACATTACCAACATTATTAAGGAAGTTGTTAAGGTCCATGGTCCAGGTTCCATTGTTGATTATTATGGACTCACACCACAAGATGAAAGACAAGATAATATACGTAAATTTCAAAATGATGATAAATGTAGGTTTATTGTTGGAACACCCGCTACAGGTGGCTATGGTATAACACTTACTGCAGCCAACACCGTTATTTACTATTCTAATGGCTATGATTTAGAAAAAAGACTTCAATCAGAAGATAGAGCACATAGAATAGGTCAAAAGAAAAATGTTACATACGTTGATATTATTGCGGAAGACACAGTTGATGAAAAAATTGTCAAAGCACTTCGTGATAAAATTAATATTGCCTCTCAAGTGTTAGGAGAAGAATTAAAAGACTGGATTTAATCCAGTAAAACGTAGGACTATACGCGTAGCGCGCCAGAATTTTTAATTTGTTACTTTGCCACCAGACCATTTCATGTCCGGTAGTCCGTTTTCGTAGCTTTTCCCATCGTAAGTCAAAACTTGTTTTCTGTTTGCACCAGCTTCATTGTACGACACGTGAACCCAGCCACCTGCGGGGTCGTCTTTTTTGTAGAACTCGAGGATCAATTGATCGAAGTCACAATTATTTTGAATCCAATAAGCTGTTTGAATATTAGGCACGCCTGCTATTTCGAAGTCGACCGCCTGGCCTTTTGCATGTTGTGACGTTTTTTTGCTGCCGATCGCTTCACACAGCGCCTCAGACCTGTAGCCCGATGTCACTGTTATTGGTTTATCAAAGTGTGCACGAACGGGTTCTAGTATTTCATAGCACACGTTTTCTAAATTTTTAATGTCCCCGGCCCCTGGTGAGTTATCAATGCCCTTACGTGTTGCGGTCATTGACTTAGTCATCTCTTCAAGTTTAAAGTGTTTAGATAGTTGCATGATTTTTTACCTTATAATTAAAGTGAATATAACATATGCCATACCTGTAATCAAGGCCCCTACAGATACTAATAAAATACTTTCTATTCTGTTTATTTGGTG